CCGGCGTGGGAGTGGGGGCCGCAGCGCATGCCGCACCTGCGCTACCTGTGCGCCAGTCACTCCCAGAACCTCGCCATCCGCGACAACGTACGCATGCGCCGGCTGGTGGTGTCTGAGTGGTATCAGGCCTGCTGGCCCCACGTCTCACTGGCCAAGGACCAGAACGCCAAGCTCAAGTTTGAAAACACATCCATGGGCTTCCGCGAAGCCGTGGCCGCCGGCACGATTACAGGCTCTCGTGGTGACAGGGTGATTATCGATGACCCCCACAGCGTCGAGAGCGCGGCATCAGAGCAGCAGCGGCAAAGCACCCTCGACTGGTTCCTCGAGGCGGTGCCCACCCGCCTGAACTCCCCGAAGAACTCCGCGATCATCGTTATCATGCAGCGCCTGCACGAGGAGGATGTCAGCGGCACCATCCTCGACAAGGCCCTGCCCTACACGCACCTGATGCTGCCCATGGAGTACGAAGCTGACCGCGCCTGCTCAACGCCGGTAGAGTGGTGGCCAGAATGGTCAGATGAACCAATCGCCTTTTCGGATCCTCGCAGCGAGGATGGCGAACTGCTATTTCCGGAAAGGTTTCCGGAAGATGTGGTCGAGCGCGACAAGGCGGTCATGGGCCCCTACGCCGTTGCCGGCCAGCTTCAGCAGCGGCCAGAGCCTCGAGGCGGCGGCATCATCAAGCGGGAGTGGTGGCAGTTGTGGGAACACGACGCCTACCCCGCCATGGACTTCATCGTCGCCAGCCTTGATACCGCCTACACCACCAAGTCTGACGGCGACTACAGCGCCCTGACCGTGTGGGGCGTGTTCAGCGGCGATGTCATGGCGCGCAGCGTCAAGACTGAAGATGGCGTAGAGCGCGCATACAGCCAGCAGCACCCGCGCGTCATGCTCATGACCGCCTGGGCCGAGAGGCTTGAGCTTCACGAACTGGTGAAGAAGGCCGCCGAGACGTGCCGCGCCATGAAGGTCGATCGGCTGCTGATCGAGAACAAGGCCGCCGGCATCAGCGTGGCCCAGGAGATCCGGCGGCTGTTCGGCCACGAGGACTGGGCCGTCATGCTGATCGACCCCAAGAGCCAGGACAAGCTATCCAGGCTTTACAGCATCCAGCACCTGTTCGCCGAAGGCATGGTATTCTCCCCTGACCGCACCTGGGCCGATAAGGTGATTACGCAGGTGGGCTCATTCCCGCGCGGCAAGCACGATGACCTAGTGGACACCGTGTCTCAGGCCCTGCGCCACATGCGAGAGCTAGGCATGCTGACGCGCGGCGAGGAGTGGACTGCCCAGGTGCAAGAGAGCATGCGCCACATTGGTAAAGACCCTGCGCCACTGTACGGCGCGCCGTAACCATTTTCCTTCCACGCTATTGGATGTTGTGTGATAAGGCCGCCGTGGTTACTTTGCCCGAAAGCAAGGACTGTTAATCATGCCCCTCGTCCCTGGCCTTAGCGCCAATATTCGTGAAGAAGCAGCGCCAGCAGCGCCCCTGCCCGAAGCGGCGGATATTGAGATCATCGACGCTGATGAGGGCGAAGACGTGCCCGAGGTGGATGACAAGGGCAATATCCTTCGCATTGATCACCCCGACGGCAGCATCACTGTCAGCCTGAACGGCAGCCCGGTTGCCGAAGCTGACGACGAAAACCCGCCCGGCTGGTTTGATAATCTGGTCGATGAGATCGATGACCTCGAGCTATCCCGCATCTCCGATGAACTGATGCGCGGCATCTCCGATGACCAGCAGAGCCGCCAGGATTGGATGGAGGACCGCGCCACAGGCCTGCGCCTCCTTGGCCTCAAGATCGAGATCCCAGGCCTCCAGGGGGCCGCTGACGGGGCTCCTGTGGAGGGCATGAGCCGAGTGCGCCACCCTCTGCTCCTCGAGGCTGTGCTGCGCTTCCAGGCCAATGCCAGGAGCGAGTTGCTGCCCACCGATGGCCCGGTGAAGGTGCGGAACGACAGCAACAACGCCAACCTTGAGCAGGACAAGCTGGCCGACGCCCTGGAGAATGACCTCAACCATTACCTGACTGCGGTGGCCACAGAGTATTACCCCGACACCGACCGCATGCTGCTGATGTTGGGGTTCGGCGGCACCGCGTTCAAGAAGGTTCACTACTGCCCCCTCCGCAACCGCCCTGTGTCTGAGACGGTGGATGCCGAAGACCTGATTGTGAACAACGCCGCCACCGACCTGAGCAACGCCAAGCGCATCACCCACCGGGTGTACATGCGCCCCAGCGTGGTGCGGCGCATGCAGATCCTTGGCGTGTACAAGGACGTTGACCTCCACACCCCCAACATGGCCCAGCTTGACAGCGTGCAGATTGAGAAGCGCAGCCAGGAGGGCATTGCCGTCTCGGTCACCAACCCTGACGACCGCGACCGCGAGATCTACGAGTGCTACTGCGAGTTGGACATCCAAGGGTTTCATCACAAGTTCAAAGGCAAGGTCACCGGCCTCGAGATCCCCTACCGGGTGACGATCGACGCCAGCAGCAAGAAGATCCTCTCCATCGTGCGGAACTACGATGAGGATGGCGAACTGCCCGAAGCGCGGCAGAACTTCGTGAAGTACACCTTCGTGCCCGGCTTCGGGTTCTACGACATTGGCCTGCTGCACATCCTGGGCAACACCGTCAACGCCATTACGGCAGCGTGGCGCGAACTCCTCGATGCCGGCATGTACGCCAACTTCCCCGGCTTCCTCATGGCTGAGACTGGTGCCCGCCAGAACACCAACATCTTCCGCGTGCCTCCTGGTGGTGGAGCGCTGGTGAAGACCGGCGGCCTGCCGATCAATCAGGCCGTGATGCCCCTGCCCTACAAGGAGCCCTCCCAGGCCCTGATGGCCCTGACTGAGAACATGGCCCAGACGGGCATGCGGATCGGCGGCACGAGCGAGCAGGCCGTTGGTGAGGGCAGGGCTGATGCGCCGGTAGGCACCACACTCGCCATGATCGAGCAGGCCCAGAAGGTCATGAACAGTGTCCACAAGCGCATGCACGCCGCCCAGGCCACTGAGTTCCAACTGCTGGCGCGGTGCTTCAAGGAGAACCCTGAAAGCTTCTGGCAGAAGAAGAACAAGCCCTCCTACGCATGGGATGAGCAGACGTTCCTGGCGGCCCTGAACGACTGCGAGTTGGTGCCCCAGGCCGACCCGAACACGGCATCCCACACCCAGCGCATTATGAAGATCATGGCCCTAAAACAGCTTCAGGCGGCGCAGCCTGGGCTGTATGATCCCATCGCCATCGACAAGGCGGCGTTGCAGGCCATTGGCTGGAACAACCCCGAGCAGTTCATGGCACCGCCCAGCGCGCAGGGTAAGATGCCGCCTGAGATCCAGGAGAAGATCGCTGAGTTCCAGCTTAAGCAAAAGGAGGTTGGGATTAAGGAGATGGAAGCCCAAGCCCGTACTCAGAAACTGCAAGCAGACGCAGCACTCGACCAAGCGAAACTTCAGTTTGACATGCAATCTTTCGGTGCCGGCGGTCTGGCCGAAGGGTCAAAGGGCATGTCGCCGGAAGAACTGGAACTGAAGAAGGCAGAGCTTCAGCAGAAGGCCGAGAACACCCAATACAACCTGATGAACTCCGCTGCTGACGCCCGGAACCAAGAGGAAGACCGCAAGGCCAAGATGCAGATCGAGGCCATGAAGCTGGAAGGCCAGCAGGCGCGAGAAAGTCAGCAGCGCAGCCATGAATTTGATATGAAGCGCCATGACGCTGCTCTTGAGCAGGCGAAGATGGTGCTGGCGCAGATTGCGAAGGGTGGACGGTAATGGGTGGTGGTGTTCCAGGGGCTCAGGCGGCCCCACAGTCTGCCGGCAATGACATCAGCACGCAGGTGATGCCGCAATCAAATACTGGAATGAACGCTGGTGCCGGCAAATACGGTGGCATGTCTTCCCCTCAAGGCGGCGGTGGCAACCCGTTCCAGCAGTTCCAGCAGCAGCAACAGTTCCAAGGGGGCCAAGGCATCAGGCAGATGCCTTCCAGCAACGCCTACTATCCCCAGGCCCAACAACAACCGAACATGGGCGGCCAGCAACAGTTCAATATGAATGGCCAGCCTGACTATTCCTCCCTCCTCCGCAGCATCGCCGGCCTGTTCGGCCAGCAGGGAGGCGCGCCGGTTAGCAACTACAATCCGGTACAGAGTGCGAACGACTTCCAGTTGCGGAACACGTACCAGTTTAACCCGGCCACTGATCCGTCGCAGCAACTTGCTGACAAGACGTGGGCCGAGAACCACCAGCGGGAGCTTGATGAGACTGCGGCGCGTGAGGCGCGTGCTGCTCGCAATGAAAGCTATAACGGTGACTACACCGGCAGCGCCGGCAACGCCCGAGGCGGGCGGATTGGCAGCCCCGACAAGCAGATCCGCGCCGCCCTCCTGACGGCGAAGGGGGTTCAGGCGAAGGCTGGGGGTGGTGATGTCGCCCCCGCCCTCCCAAGCCGCGTGACCGACAGGCGCATTCCAGGGCTTCAAGACGCCGCCGACATGGTTGCCGCTGGCCAGATGGGGCCAGAGGAATACCACGCCCAGGTGGGCAGCCTGAAGCCTGTCAGGCCCTACACCAGCCTGCCTCCCATGGCCACGAGGGAGGATCTGTTGCGCGGGCTGAACGAAAAAAGCAAACAAGCCAAAATT